ACAAAGCGAAACATCTTTATAGTCAATATCATTACCATCTCTGATAACTGTTGCATAGTCTAAAAATCTATTATTCATGTGTAATTTCCATAATTTTATCCAATAGGTTAACGCCAAGGACATCAAACTTTGTTAGTCCTACTTTATCTAAGTCATGCATTTCAAATCCCACAATTGGATTTCCATCCTTATCCTTAATTAATGGAGCATCGTTAATAAGATCATCGTTAGAAATGATGACTCCAGCAGGGTGTTTGCCTTGACTTTTAAAAGTTCCTTCTATTCTTATAGCAAGATCAAACATATCTGACAACTCACCAGTTAAATTTCCCTCTTTATCTCGCTTGCACCACTTTTCTAATTTATCTGGTTTATTTTCAAGAGTCCAAAGAATAACAGACTTTATGTCCATCTCTTCAAGCTCGTCCGAAATGCTTGCCTCTTGTGGTAAACTTTCTGTAATCTCGTTTAGTTCTGAGAAAGACAGGTCGGCGTAAATACGAGCGACTTCTTTAATCACTGATCGCCCCTGAAGACGACCAAAAGTAATCATTTGAAACACTCTACTGTGACCATATTTATCTTTAAGATAATCAATAATTTGATCTCGATATTGTGATGGCACATCCATATCAATATCTGGCAGTGATATATTATCTTTACTAAAGCGTCCAGCATTTAGAAATCTAGAGAATAGAAGATCATATTTAATAGGGTCAATTTCAGTAATTGACAGTAAATATGACACTAAGCATCCTCCAGCCGAACCTCTTCCCGGTCCCGGCAACCATCCATTATTTCTTACGTGAGTAATAATATCTTGAACGATTAAAAAATACCCAGCAAGCCCAAAGCCATTAATAATAGATAATTCATATTTTATACGATCTGCATACTCATTACGCTTGTCACCTTTGAGATGTGATAATTTTGATCTCCATCCATTTCTACATAATTGAGTGATATACTCTTCTTCTGTTTGACCTTCGCAATCTACTTTAGGAAGTTTAGGTTTACAGAAAATAGTATAATCTTCAAGCTCAGAGATTAGTTGCTTAGTTCCAAAGTATTGTTTTTGATGAGGTATAATTCTATGCACAGGATGAAAGAAATAATGATCAGAATCAAAGAACTTTTTATATTCTCCCATGTCTATATCTTTAGCTCTTTTAAGTGTTGTCTTAAAACCAGAACATAATGATATCCTATGGAGAATAACATCCTTTTGTTCTGCATAATATACTTCCATCAAAGCAAGATCGCTATCTTTATAGAATTGCAAATCTTTATCTTGATAAAGTACATTCTCGCCAGATACTAATTTTATAAGAAATTTATATCCAGCTAATGATTTAGCAATGTAGTAACCATCATCAGCTTTCCAACCAATGATGGGGACTACGCCTTCTTTTTTCATACAGCTAAAGAACTCTACAACTCCACTCAATGAGTTATCAGCAAGCAAACAATGAGTGTAGCCAAGCTCTTTGCACTTTTTAGCTGCCTCATCTGGCTTGATGAAGCCTTTCAATAGTGAATAGTGAGTCGTAATAGCTGGTATTATCATTCAACTGCTCCGGGATCTTTATATGTTCCGATAACAAAACCCGGCCTAGAACATTCGGCAACGGTTTTTGTCATTCCAATAGTATGCAATTGTTCTTCAACGTGATGACACATAGTTTTATCTGTTCCGGGCCATGTTGTCTTGAAATAGTGGCAGAGTTTTTGGCATTTAAAATTATTTCGATCTTGTGATACTGGTTTAGGCTTTTGGTTTGCTTTGATCTCTTCGAACATTGATTTCAGAGTATTATTAAGGAAATACTCATCATCGTCTTTGTCAAAAGCGAGCGTAAACGGTCCACCATCTCTACAGAAAAAGATAGTCATTAATGTATATCTATACATAGGGTATAGTTTACCAATAGCATAGTGATATAGTAAAAGCTGAGTATCTTTCATCAGTTTATCATAGTCCTTGCGTTCTCCAGTGGCCCAATCGAGCCTCTGGCCAGTCTTCCAGTCGATTACTTCTATTGTACCATCTGGTAGCTCGGTGACAAGATCTATTGTTCCTTTTATCGCAAGATTTCCAGAAATTGGTCCATCTGGCCCATCAAAAGTAAATTTTGCCCAAGGCTCATTAATTGGAATATCAAAGTGAGGCTCAGTATCAATAATCTTACGATTACGTGGATCAAACTGTCCTTTGTTGTAGGGCAATGTATCCCAAACCATTTTATAGCAAAATTGATAATCTTTCTCGTTAAATTGATTATGCTTAGAATTAGATTTGTAAAATTCAAAACTTCTATCTAAGATTTTATTTACAAAGTCATCAGTAAATAATTCATCTTCTGAAAAATAAAAATCACCCAAGGGTTCCTGAGTGATTTTCATTTTAGATCTTTTATTAAATTGAGTCCTCTTTTTACATATTGCTAATGTTTCAAATACTGCGTGCGTTATTGTTCCCAAATCTGCTTTGAGATTGCTTGGAGATGGCCACCCCAAAACGTAATTCAAAAAATATGACATTTGACAATACTTATATTGACCTAATGAAGAACTCCGAAAGTATGTGGTGAGCAATTATTTTCTCCTATATTTAGTAATTATTTCGCAAAAATCTAAAAAATCTTTTTCTAAAATATCCATCTTCATTTTATTTATAGTTTTATGAATCCATTGTATATTTCCTTCGACGTATCCTTTACTGGAGTCTATTCTATCCAGAGATGCTGTCTGAACTGAAGTTCTATCTAGCCTTGAAGTGCAAAATGACAAGCTGATGCCAGACAATGCGCATTTATTATCTTGCTTAATTAATACACTCCAAGCATATTCAATAGATATTTCAAAACTTATTTTTCTTCTTTTTGCTCCAAAAATTAATGAGTTCCAATAATCAATTCTAATATCTTTGTATAGCATTTTACGTTTATTATTAGATACGATATATTTTTTAGTTTTTGTAGTTTTTCTTATAGGTATATTGAACTCATGCAATTTATCTAGAATACTAGATTTTCTTTTCATACCTAGCTCTTTTGCAATATCTATTGCTGACAAGTCTTCTATTATATATTTTTGATATAGCCAATCTTTGGTTATTTTATTAGTTATATTTTTTAAGCTATCTCTTGATAAGCCATATCTTTTAATAGCTTGAAATACAGAATTATCTGACTTTATGTCATATTTCTCAGCTATTTTTTTTGTGCTTAGTTTATTATCGATGTACTCTATTTCAAGCAATTCTTTAGTTAAAATATCTTTTGGATTCATGGCAGTCTCCTATGTTGTGTTATAGTACCTAAATACTAAATACTATACACAATACATAGGAACTTTTAATCATTTGATTGACATCGTGCTACTCTTTCTTATGGGTTTTTCTGGCGGAGGTATAATGACCTTGTTATCAAACCATCCCCAACTATCAATAAGTTGAACTAAATGCTGACACGATTCTTCAATTGACATATTTTGATTATCAATTATTGCATCAAATCCAGTATAGTTATCAAGAGCAAGTTCGCTATTATGATTATCTGTCCCTTTAACAGTTCGTGTTAAGCGGATTACTTTTCCGCCAGATTTTTGAACTGCTTCAATTTCATTTTCATATCTTGCATCGGATATAACTGCTAAATTTGATTGCTCTGCATTAATGTCTTTCATTAATCTATCTGTCCAAATGTCTGGATAGATTTCTCTACAGATATCACTTCCAAAATACTGCATAAATTCTCGACCAGTCATAAATCCAGATTTGCCTTTAACTTTGATTGGCATATTCTCCCATTTATATTGCGTAGGTTGATTCTTTTGCTCATCAGTGCCATATACCATTTCTTTTGGAATATCAAAAAGGCCAATAAGCATTTCTTTTAATGCGGTTGCAAATGCGTAATGCTTAACAAAAGGCCATACATTATCCATGGCCCAAACTACATATTCAATATCAAGTCTGGTAACATCAATTTTACCTTTCCCCTTAACAATCTTGCCGCTTTCTTCTCTCGTATTTGTTTCAATGACAAGATCACCCGTATCAGCAATTTCAAAAGATTCAATTAAGTTATACGACTTAAGTTGATATCCATGTATAAAGTTACAGAGTGTATTTTTACCAGCTTGTTTTTTACCAGAAAATGCTAAAATTTGACCCATTAAAAAAGCCCCTTAATTTGTGGTTTTAACTCTTCTTCAATTTCTGCAATCGACATATCTCCAACGTCTTTTTTAGATATTGCAGGATGGAAATAATTAAATCTTCGTCCGCCTCTTTCCATTATCCCCTGTGCCGCCTTTTGCCCCGCTTCATCGGTATCGGTTAGAATTACAACATTCATCACTCCTAATTTCTCAAGAGCTATCAATTGATCTTCACTTAAATCTGCACCAAATATACCAACTGCGTTCTTTATACCAGACTCATAAAGCCTCCACACATCTCCTTGTCCTTCGACAAGAATAATGCTGGAAGTCTTTTGTACATGAGGTTTTGCAATCCATATGCCATATAAATAGAAAGACTTTTTAAAGCCTTTACTGTTCATCCATTTATATTTTTTGTTGTTCTCGTCAAGTGTCCTTCCTACGCATCCAATATAATTATTGTCTTCGTCATAAACAGGAACGACTGCTCTATTGTGCATCTGTCTATTAGGATTATAACATTCTCCAACATCAAAGACAACGAGAGTCTCAGGCTGAAAACCTCTTTCAATGTAATATTTTGATGGTATTTCCAGAGAGGAGATTACCTGATCTCTCGATATATTTAATATTACTTTCTCAGGTTCACGGACTAAAACTTCCATGAGTTTATTATTATTATAAATACTCTCAGATATCTTTTCTTCTTTTATGTCTATCAATTTTTTATTTAAAAAAGATAGACAATAATTAATAGCAGAGTAAAAAGTTGCTTCTTTATTCTGTCTAATAGATAAAACACCCTTTACGAAACCTATAATATTTTTACCATGATCTCTTTCGCATCCATGAGTCCAGCATACCCAATTACCTTTTGAGCTAGTGCCATCAGTAAAGATGCACGCTCCTTCTGAATTATCGCCACCATGAACTGGACAAGCAAACGCAATCCTATTTTCAAACTCAGTATAATCAACTTTTAAAGAATCGAGAAGTCCGGGAATTTTATCCGATAGCTCTTCACATATCGAATAAACTTTCTCCCGACTGATCTTCCCGTTCTTCGAAAGGGGGTTGGTTGTCTTGATTGCCATTATTATTTGCTCCAGCTTTCAATTCATTCCTAGTATACCATTCTGATAATTTAGCAGTTGCACCATTCATTTTAATATTGATATAATCACCCTGTTCCAGTCCTGAACCGTGACGTGTTTTTATAGGAACCAGCTTACGATTACCATTCTGATCACCATCATCTGCTATCTCTTCATCGCTTTTTACTTGGAATTTTGCAACTGTAGTCGCAAGCCATTGCAAACGATCTGATTGAGCAATCTCTTCCTCTCTATTAAGCTGCACAAATGATAAGCATGGAATATCGTACTGAATACAAAAATCATTCATTTTAGTAATTTGAAAACCAAGAGCTTGATATTCTTGCATTGCTGCACCAAGTCCAGCAGAACTCATTAATTTGAAATAGTCATAGATAATTAAGCAGTCTTTAGTCTTGCCATTATCATCAACTCCTACGTATTGATGAATCCATTTTTTCATAATGTTAAGGATGTTGTCAAATGGCTGACCAGCAATTGATATATAGTGATATGGAATATCTTTTAAGAGTTTTGCTGATCGAATGACGCTTTCTTTAGACATAAAATTTGTAGCAAATTTACCTTTAGCAATATCATTAATCTTAATATTACTTAAGTTTGCAAGCATACGATTTCTTTGATCTCCAATATCCATTTCTGTATCAAGATAAAGCACGGGGATATTTAGTTTGCTTGCTACGTGTAATGCAACATTTGTTGAAATAACACTTTTACCAACACCAGTTCTAGCACCAATCAAGCAAATGGATTTTCTTCTAATCCCGCCGCCTATAGCTTCGTCAAAACGGTTGAATCCAGTGGGGATACCAAGGTAATCAACAGGATTGTCGATAAGATATTGAACGTACTCATCTATATTTTCTCCAACAAGCATGGTTTTATTTGTATGCTCTTTATAGGCAGCAGAAGTAATGTCGATAATTGGATTCTCTACGAGTCCAATGATATCTTCAACGCTTTCATCGCCAGTTATTTTATTAAGAGCTTTATCACAACCAACTAGAGCTTTTTTAATATCTCTGGCAAGTTTTAACTTTGCTAGTTTTGCAGCAAATTTAGGGATGTTGTCTTTGTTAATGGGAAAATTAAACAGAGATCGGATAAATCCCATCTCTGTTGTCTTATTGATTAATTCATAAACTCCCAATTTCTGGGCAGTGGAGAAAATTGTAAGATATTCAATATTTTGATTACTACTTACAATATCTTGCAAACATCCAAAGATGACCTGATTAAGCTCATGCGAAAAATAATCAGGTTCAATGAAGTCTAATTCTACATACACCTCTAAACCGTACTGGCAAATGCCAGCCAAAACTGCTCGTTCAACTGGTAAATTTTCTAGTACAGCTTGGCTCATGTTACTTCACTCCGTATAATTTCTTTACAATTCGTGGCAATTTATTATAGGCCGCAATAATTTGTTCAGCTT